CTGCCACCGGTCAAAAAATCCGCAGTACCGAAAGAAGGGGTGGCTCTCCAGTGCCTCCCGGTTGAGGATGGAATAGGGGCTGTGATTGTACCAGGAGATGGAGCCGGTCTTAAACGGCTCCTGGACCAGCTTTTTCCGCCTCAGCTCGCCCCGCTCGTAGGTGATGCAGGGGTGCTTGTCATCCCACTGGTGGTCCACCTGCATCACCTCGCCCTGGACAAACCGGTAGCCGCTGGAGCACCAGGCGACTGGGCCCGCGGTCAGCGCCGCCTCATCGGCGTAGTCCTTGTACAGCACCAGGGCGTCGGCATAGAGGGCGTCTCCTTTGGCGTGGATCAGCACCGTCAGCTCTGTCTGCCGCAGGGATTTCCGGCCCTTGGCCCTGGACAGGTCGATGGCCGTCACCTCCCGGCCGCACCAGGGGCAGGTCAGCCGGTCCTTATGCCCTAGGTCCATCAGGGTCCAGTGCTCCTGATCCTGGGTCCGTGTGAGGTAGGGACGAACCTCCTTGTGTCCGCAGCAGGAGGCCCACAGATGGATCTCGCCCAGCCCCATCAGGTCATCCGCCCGATTGTAAAACAAATAGTGCGCGAACAGATCGTTCATGGTCGTCAGATCCTGCGCTGTCACCGTGGGCCAGCTGTCCAGGATCTCGCGCTCCCGTTCGGTATAGCTCATCCTGCCCGCCCCCTCAGAAAAAGTCAGACAGATCCAGCAGGATCCCGTCCCGGTCTGGGGCCAGTTCCGCCGGGGTAAGACAGATGGTAACCACAGATTGGACCACCGCCCCGTCAAAGTAGAAGGATGCCGCCCTGCGGTAAGCCTCCAGATCGGAGATAGAGCCGCCCACCCCCTTGGCCACGGCGGTCATACACGCCGCAAACGAGCCGCCCTGGACCACCGCCTGGGCAAATTCCTCGTCCTGGCGGCAAAACTCCAGCAGGACGTCCCGGACGGCGGAGCGCATGGCCTGCTCCTTTTGTCCCTTGACCTGGCTGTACTCAGCCTTAATCTTGGCCGCCGCCTGCTCATACCAGCTGCTCATTCCGCGCACCGCCTCACCGCCTCGGCCAGGGCCGCCAGGGCCTTGCTCAGCCGGCCGGCGGCGTCCTCATCCCGGCTCCGCACCTTGAGGAGGATCCCGTGCATCCGGTTGACCGTCTCCTTGGTCTGGTCGAACAGCACCTCGAACTGGGCCAGATCCTTGTCCGCCCCCAGGGCGGCCTTTTTCTCCTCACGGGCCTGCTCCTCCAGCTGGAGCCGGGCCTGCTCCAGGGCCTCCTCGGCGATCTTCTGTTTGTCCTCGGCCCGCTTTTTGGCCTCCCGGGCCTGGTCCAGCTTTCCCTGCATTTCGGCCACGGCCTCCGCTCGAGCCTTCTCAATGGCCTCCGGGTCCACCACGGTCTCCACGGCCACCTCCACCGGCTTCTCCTTCAGCTCTGCCAGCTGGGCCTCCAGCCGGGCCACGGCCTGGGAGGCCTGCTCCCGGTCCTCCTGGGCCCCGGACAGGCGGGCGTTGAGCAGGGCCATATCCTCGGCCATCTTGGCCCGGGCCTGCTCCGCCGCTGACGCTTCGGCCTGGGCGGTCTCAGCGGCCTTGCGGGCCTCGTCCCGGTCCTTGATGGCCTGCTCCAGCTGGCGGGCAGACATATCCACCACGTTGTGAGTCTCAATAAACTGGTTGCGCTCATCTGCCGGCAGCGCCAGCAGAGCCAGCGCCTTAGTCGCCCCCAAATCCGACAGCGCTGTCGGATTTGACCACTCACGGGAGAGGCGCATAAACCTCTGGGCCGCACGCTCGGAGAGCTCCACCCGCTCATTGAGCCAGGGCAGCCATTCCCCGTGGGGGAGGGCCTGCTTGGCCTCGGTCAGGCAGCGGCCGATGGTGAGGATGGCCTCCCCGCCCCGGCGCTTGGCGTCCAGGATCTCCCGGGTGATGACCTCGATGTCGCGCCCCTCCTTGGGGACCAGCACTCCAGACAGATCAAGCATGGCTGGCCACCTCCTCGCGCCCCAGCAGCTCTGCCACCCAAGTCCGGTAATCCCGGCTCGCCGAACTGAATGGGGACAGCGCCCCAACCGGCTCGCGGGACCAGCTGGATTCCACCACCTTGTCCGTGCGGCGGATCACCGTGCGGAAGATGGGGACCGGGCTCTCCTCCCGGAGGGTCTGGACCGCGTCCTCGCCAATGCTGGACCGCCGCCACTGGGTCACCAGCACCCCGGCCACCCGGATCTGGGGACAGGCCTGGCGGATGTTGTCGATCTGCCGGACCAGCCCAGCCATCCCCGTGGTGGAATAGGCGTCGATCCCGGCGGGGATGATGATGCTGTCACAGGCGGCAATGGCGGACAGA